AACAACCAGGGGCAGCAGCCGTGGCACCTGGTCTAGGAGGAATGGCAGCCAAATTTGAATCAGGAAGAGCCGGAAGTGCTGCTGTAGGATGGGATTCGACTGGAGGGACCAGTTTCGGCAAGTATCAGATAGCCACGAAAACTGGTACCATGGACAAGTTCATGCAACATCTCAAGGCCACTAATCCAGAGGCCTTTGAAAGATTATCTAAAGCTGGTCCAGCAGATTCGGGCAAAGATGGCGCATTCGCACAAGAATGGAAAAAACTAGCAGGAGAAGGAAAACTAGCCGAATCCGAACACGAGTTTATCAAAAAAACACATTATGATGTTGGCGTAGGAAAAGTACAAGATAAAAATCTACAGGATATGATCGGCAAAAGCAAAGCCCTGCAAGAAGTCATGTGGTCGACTTCTGTGCAGCATGGTGGTGGTGGCGCAGGCAGCATATTCAACAAAGTTTACAAAGAAGGAATGACCGAGCAGGATCTCATCAAGGCCATATATGCTGAGCGTTCTACTAAATTTGGATCTAGTACCGCCGATGTCCAACAGAGCGTGATGAATAGATTCGCACAAGAACAGCAATTGGCTCTTGGCATGGTCGGAATGCCGACCACTCCTGAAACACAGGTCGCCCAAGCACTAGGCCGAGGAGGCCAACGTGCTCAAATGGCACGGGGATCTTTGCCAAGAGGAGCATCAGCGACCCCGACAGCGACCGCAGCCCAAACTGCGTTAGCACAGGCACCTACACCCTCAACTACTCCAACGACTACTCCTACCCAAACTGCACGGGCACCTGCACAAACCCAAGAAGATCCCATAACTCTGCTGGCTAGTTTAAATACAAAGATGGAGACTCTGATAGCACTGAATAGAAGAGCAAATGATACGAGAGACAGCCAACTAAGGGCTGCTAAAGCATCAGCAGGCGAAGTCACAGCCTGGGTCGCGGCCTAAAGGAAAAATAAATATGTCTTGGAAAAAGTATTTCACTCCTGTACAAGTTAACAACGAAAATCGATCGTTGAGCCCGATCAGCGGCGGTGGAAGACCAGGACCTGCTCGCGCAAATTACAGTTCATTCTTACCAGACGTATATGCTGGTGCACCAAATCGTGTAGAAAGATATATGCAGTATGATACCATGGATATGGATTCGGAAGTAAATGCCGCATTAGATATATTAACAGAATTCTGCACACAGAAAGACAAAGAAAACGCCACGCCATTCCATACTTTTTTCCGAGGACAGCCGACGTCTACAGAAGTTAAATTGATCAAAGAAAGCCTACAGAAATGGTGTAAACAGCAGCAGTTTGAAACTAGGATATTCCGCATAGTAAGGAATGCTTTCAAATACGGAGACTGTTTTTTTATCAGAGATCCCCAGACACTAAAATGGTTGCATGTAGACGCTGCCAAAGTCAGTAAAATTATCGTCAATGAAAGCGAAGGCAAGATACCTGAACAATATACAGTAAGAGACATCAATTTTAATTTCAAAGACATGATAGCCACTACACCACATGGCACTACGAATACCGCGCCCAGCGGCACGAGCTCCTATACATCAGGTGGAGGATTTGGTCGAGGATTCGTGGGCGATGCTGCTAGGCCCGCAGGCACTAGATTTCAAAATGCTACAAACGAAATCACTGTGGATGCCAAACACATAGTCCATATATCCATGTCAGAAGGTCTAGACAACAACTATCCTTTTGGTAACAGCCTACTAGAATCCGTGTTCAAAGTCTACAAGCAGAAAGAACTGTTAGAAGATGCCATCATCATCTATCGAATACAGCGTGCTCCGGAGCGTAGGATATTCTATGTAGACGTAGGTAACATGCCTGCGCACATGGCCATGGCATTCGTTGAACGTGTGAAAAACGAAATACAACAACGAAGAATTCCGTCGTCTACTGGCGGCGGTCAGAGTATGATAGATGCCAGTTATAATCCATTGAGCGTGAACGAAGACTACTTCTTTCCACAGACAGCAGAAGGTCGCGGATCTAAAGTTGAAACACTACCAGGAGGTACTAATCTAGGAGAAATCACAGATCTTAGATACTTTACCAACAAATTATTTAGAGCATTACGGATTCCCAGTTCTTATCTACCCACTGCCATCGATGAGCAGGCCAATACTCTGGCCGACGGCAAAGTAGGAACTGCTTATATCCAAGAATTGAGATTCAACAAATACTGCGAAAGATTACAGAGTATGCTCGTCGAAGTGTTTGATCTAGAATTTAAAATGTGGTTAAAAAACAATGGTGTCAATATCGATAGCAGCCTCTTTGAGTTGAAATTCAATCCTCCACAGAATTTCGCAGCCTACAGGCAAAGCGAATTAGATACCGCTAGAGTAGCTACGTTCACGCAACTCATGGAAGTTCCGTATATCAGCAAACGTTTCGCTATGAAGCGTTTCTTAGGTATAACGCAAGAAGAAATCACAGAAAACGAGCGTCTATGGAAAGAAGAAAATGGAGCCAAATTGAAACCTGCTCTAGATGCAGGCGCACAAATGAGAGGAGCAGGCATCACTCCGGGTGATATACAAGGAGATATGACCGATCAAAACGCCGAGGCACCTGCAGACATGGCCGCTGCAGCAGATCAAGGTGCCGCGGGAGAAACAGCCGCTCCTGCAGGACAATCACCTACACCTGCCTAATAAGAATAAATACACTATGCTTCTGTGCGAATTCTTTTATTTTAACAACAATACCAACGACTTTGCTGTCGATCGTCGTTACGACAACAGCGAAGACAAATCAGTATTAAAACGCAGCGATACTAGAAAAACCCGATTAACTCTACGACAGATCAATAAACTCCGTATGCAATCAGAGGCACACGAATATGAAAGAGAAAGCGAATTAGAGTTCGTTAAACAGATGTACGGAACACCAGTTGAAGCAGCACCTGCCGAGTAAACCTGCATTTGTACTTGGAAACGGAACTAGCAGGCTTTCACTAAAACACAACAACTTGCTGGATAAAGGTACTGTATATGCCTGCAATGCCATCTATCGAGAATTCGAACCTCATTACCTGGTAGCAGTCGATGTCAAAATGGTCAACGAAATAGTAGCGTCGGGTTACCATAAATCACACACCGTCTGGACTAATCCTAATAAAGGTATCGGCACTAAACACTATTTGAATTTTTTTAATCCGCATAAAGGTTGGAGTTCGGGTCCTACTGCCTTATGGTTAGCCTGCGGCCATGGATATAAAGAAATCTTTATTTTTGGGTTTGATTATTCAGGAGCCAACGGTCGATTTAATAATGTCTATGCTGATACATACAACTATAAAAAAAGTTCTGACGTAGCCACGTTTCATGGAAATTGGTTGAGTCAGACGGAAAAGACCATACGCGAATATAAAAATATTAAATTTTATAGAGTGATCAATCCGGGGGATTTCATACCAGATCAACTGGGAGTACAACTGCAAAATCTCAAACATATGACCTACGATGAATTCGGTAACAGATTTATAGATTGCGTTAATGTCACCGAAAACCTCCAAAAAACAATCGTTTAACCCTATTTTTTTATCTACGCAGTAAATAAAACACAGCCTAACCATCTTGAAGGAGAATCTATCATGGCAGACAAATCACTGATCGAGCAGATGCTCGAGCGTCTGGTCAACGAAGACCAGGCCAAAGCAGAAGAATTATTTCACGAGTATGTTGTTGCGAAATCTCGTGAGATCTATGAAGAATTAATCGAAAGCGAAATCGCCGAAGAAGACGAAGAAATGGACGAAGCTGCTAAAGATGAAGATGCAGAAGACGACAAAGTTGACGAAGCTTCTGATGAAGACAAAGACGACGAAAAAATGGACGAAGAGTTCGAAGATATCGCTGTTGAAGGCGATGACGAAATGGATCTAAAACCAGGCGATCCTACAGACGATCTAGCCGGTGGCCTGGGGGATGACGAGGAAGGAGAAGAAAGATCTGACGATGAACTTTTCCAAGATTTAGAATCAATAGTCGATGAATTACAGGCCAAATTTGATGCACTTAAAGGTGGCGACGACATGGGCGACGACATGGGCGACGACATGAAAGATGCGATCGATCCAGAATTAGCCACAGTACGTGAATACGTAGAAAAAGTCGGAAACGCTAAAATGGGCGACAACGGTGCTAACACCAAATCTATCGTAGCAGGTAAGAACGACATGGGCGGCACTACTGCTAACATCGTTCGCGGAGACACAGCAAATGATGGTGAAGTTGGGGCCGGTAGAAAAATCAAAGGTTCCGCTCTAACCGATCAGAATCCAAAAGAAGACAATGCTGGCAACATCAATGTTCCGGGCGGTAAAGCAGGTAATGCTTTCAGCAAGAAAGAGCCTGGACATGGCGCCGAAAAGAAAGGTGCTGCTGAACAAGCTGATAACAAGCAAAGCCTTTTCCGTGGTCGTAGGTAATAGGACGCCAAGGTGAAAAACTACCTATCAGAACATCTGAGTTTCGACCAGGCCAAGATTGTATTGGAGAGCGAAGAAGAACAGGGGGGCGGTAAAACGCTTCACCTGAACGGTATCTGTATCCAAGGGGATATCAGAAATCAAAACCAACGTGTTTATTCTTCTCAAGAAATTGGCAAGGCTGTCAAAACGCTCAACGAGCAGATCGCTGGCGGATACTCCGTGCTAGGTGAAGTTGATCACCCGCAGGATTTGAAAATCAATCTAGATCGTGTTAGTCATATGATTACCAAGATGTGGATGGATGGTCCTAACGGCTACGGAAAACTTAAAATCCTCCCCACTCCAATGGGTCAATTGATTCAGACCATGTTAGAGTCGGGAGTCAAGTTAGGCGTATCGAGCAGAGGTTCCGGAGAAGTCGACGGAAGTGGTAATGTTAAAGATTTTGAAATCATTACCGTCGATGTAGTAGCACAACCTTCCGCCCCGGGCGCCTATCCAACACCAGTATATGAAGGCCTCATGAACACCAAAGGAGGCTACCAGGCATTTTTAACAGCAAATGAAGTTCAAGGCGACCCTAAGGCACAGAAATACATAGCAGAGAGCCTGAAACGGATTATTTCAGGACTCAAATAAAAGGAGAATCACATGCTAGATTTCGTAAAACAGTTGTTTGAAAACAATGTGATTTCCGAGGAAATGAAATCGGAGATTGAATCTGCTTGGCAAAGTAGAATTCAAGAAAACCGTGACCAAGTCACTGCTGAACTACGTGAAGAGTTCGCACAAAAATACGAACACGACAAGACTGCAATGGTGGAAGCTGTCGAATCGATGCTGAGTGATCGTCTACAAGCAGAGTTATCTGAACTTGCAGAAGATCGTCAAGGATTGATCGAGGCTAGAGCCAAGTATGCTAAGAAAATGAAAAACGATTCTAAAGCAATGGAATCATTCGTTCTTCAAAATCTTAAGAAGGAACTTGCAGAATTACACGAAGATCGCAAAGCAGTCGCAGATAATGTTGCTAAACTAGAATCTTTCATCGTGGATGCCCTAGCGAAAGAAATCGCAGAATTCCATACCGATAAGAAAGACTTAGCCGAAACTAAGGTACGATTAGTGCGTGAATCAAAGGCTAAGTTTGAACAGATCAAGAAAGAGTTCGTCCAGCGTTCTGCTAAGATCGTCCAAGAAACAGTCGCAAAAGGACTGCGTTCTGAGATGGTACAGTTACGCGAAGACATAGAAGCAGCTCGAAGAAATGACTTTGGTCGCAGGATTTTTGAAAGTTTTGCCAGCGAATATGCTGCAAGCCACTTAAATGAAAAATCTGAGACTGCTAAACTTTTACAGGTCGTAAAAACCAAAGAAGCAGAATTAGAAGAAGCAGCAAAGATTGTTGCAGAAACACAAAAATTAGTCGAAAATCGAGAACAAGAAATCCGTGTTATGAAAGACATGGCTTCTCGCAAAGAAGTAATGAACGAATTGCTAGGCCCCTTAACAGGCGACAAACGATCGGTCATGAAAGAATTGCTTGAATCGGTTCAAACAGAAAAACTACGAGGCGCTTTTGACAAGTACTTACCAGCCGTCATGGATGGAGGTGTACCAGCGAAAAAAGCACTGACAGAAGGCAAAGAAATCACAGGCGATAAACAACAGGCACAACAATTCAGCAGCGAAGAAAAAACTGCTGAGATATTTGACATCCGCAGGCTTGCGGGACTAAAAGTTTAAGGAGAACTATAATGTCACAACTACTCGAGTCACGCTGGTCGGAAACCAAAGAGGCCCTGTTAGAAGGTCTACAAGGTAACAAGCGTACAGTGATGGCAGCTACTCTAGAGAATACCCGCAAGTATCTCGCAGAAAGTGCTACCGCTGGTGCTACATCCGCTGGCAACGTTGCAACCCTAAATCGTGTGATCCTTCCAGTGATCAGACGTGTGATGCCCACGGTCATCGCTAATGAACTAGTTGGCGTTCAGCCAATGACTGGTCCAGTTGGTCAGATCCATACTCTACGTGTTCGCTATTCTGATACATTCAGCGGCAGCACAGGTGGTTCTACCACGGCCGGTGAAGAAGCACTAAGCCCATTCAAGATCGCTGAGGGCTATTCCGGTGTTTCGCCTGGTAAAGCCGATGCCACAGCAGCAAAAGAAGGCGTCGCTGGTAACAGACTAAGCATCCAGATCTTGAAACAGACAGTCGAAGCCAAGACACGTAAATTGTCTGCTCGTTGGACGTTTGAAGCTGCCCAAGATGCACAAGCCCAACAAGGCATCGACATCGAAGCAGAAATTATGGCTGCTCTAGCACAAGAAATCACTGCTGAAGTTGATCAAGAAGTCCTACGCAGTTTAGCGACTCTAGCAGGATCTCAGAACCAAGTGGCTTATGACCAATTGCAAGTTTCTGGTACTGCTACATTCGTTGGTGATGAGCATGCTGCCCTTGCTGTTGCTATCAATCGTGTTAGCAACGTGATCGCTCAGCGTACACGTCGTGGTGCTGGTAACTGGGCAGTTGTTAGCCCGCTGGCATTGACAATTCTTCAATCTGCTACTACAAGCGCATTTGCTCGTACCACAGAAGGCACATTCGAAGCACCTACAAACACCAAGTTTGTTGGTACATTGAATTCTGCTATGAAGATCTATGTTAACACATATGCAGAGAACGACACAGTTCTAGTTGGTTACAAAGGTTCTAGCGAATCTGATGCAGCAGCATTCTATTGCCCATATATTCCATTGATGAGCAGTGGTGTTGTGCTTGATCCATCAACCTTCGAACCAGTAGTTAGCTTTATGACACGTTACGGATATGTTGAGTTAACAAACACAGCATCATCTCTAGGTAACGCTGCTGACTACCTAGGTACTGTAACTATCGCTAACAGTTCATTCACCTAATCAAAGGTACAAACATATTTTTTATGTTTCAAAAAGCCCCGCAAGGGGCTTTTTGTTTGATGTAAATATCAGTATGGAAATCCATACTGAAAAAGATTTTACAGAACTTAGACAATATATCAACAAATTATCTAAAAGATTTCCTATGTTTCGACACGATGTGGCACAGATAGAAAAAATCACAGAAGAGCATATTAAAAATCACAGCATAGCCTTAGTATATTATAGGCAGACACGCCGTAAGATTTATCTAGAAAACGCTCAAACAGAAATAGATGGAATAAACAGAGTCTTGTCTATAGTAGGAAAGTTGGAACTGATGGCTATGCTGAGCCAAGGATAAATAAAGTATCTAGAATGATTTATGCGGTAACCCACCGCGTAGACCTAGAACGTCAACATAGAGGAGAAAACAAATGGGACGTCCAGTTAAAAGAGATGTGAACGGAGTATTAGTATTTGGTGATTACACAACCACAGCAGTTGGTATTAGAGCCGATGCTTTTTTTGGTGGCAGTCTTAGAGATGACGTGTTCGTTATCAAACAAAGAGGTGCAAGAAGTTACAGAGTAGAAGACAAATCCGACAGTACTAAAGCAAATTGCGTGTTAGTCAGCGGTACTCCAGCAGCCAATGGGGAAATGAGAATAGTTGGGTATGTAGGCGGAGATCCGGGAGTATCTGGATCAGAAAGAGCACTGCGCAAAATTTTCAAAAGAACGGCTACAGATTTTAGCAATAACAGATACAGATGGTATCTACAAAATGACTCTTCAGCAGATTACATTGTGCTGACAGCGATCTAATAGGTAAACGTCATGGGTCAGTTCATCCAAATCAACGGCGACTATAACATCAAAACCGCAGAAGGCGGTAAGATAAAGTTTGACACTGGCCCAGGTATCGGAGAAGTGCGTATCACTGGTGACCTAG